AGGTACACTATGGAATTTGAGTTGGCTGCAAATTATATAAATAATGTTAGATAATGCAAAAAGTCCAATTATACATTCAAGATACAAGAGTTGATTTATTTAAAGATGAATCAGTTTCTATAACTCAATCAATACAAAATGTCAGAGATGTTGCCAAAATATTTACTGAGTTTACTAAAACTTTTACTTTACCTGCCTCAAAAACTAATAATAAAATATTTAAACATTATTATAATTTTGACATCACAAATGGATTTGATGCAAGAAACAAAGTATCTGCAGCAATTGAATTAAACAACATTCCTTTTAAAAAAGGCTTTGTTAGATTAGAAGGAACAGAATTAAAAGGGAATAGAATATATGCTTATAAGGTTACATTTTTTGGAGAAACTGTAAACCTCAAAGATTTATTAGAAGATGATGAGTTGCAAGATTTAACAGGATTAAATACTCATAATCTAAATTATACAGATTCTAATGTTAGAACAAACTTAAATGCAACTATTGGAAATGCAATTATAACTCCATTAATAACTCATACAGATCAACTTTATTTTGACTCAGGGACAACAGGAAATGGAAATCTGCATTGGGTAAACTCAAGCTCTAATAATCAGGTTTATTGGAAGCAATTAAAGTTTGCTTTAAGGTTACAAGTTATTATTGATGCTATAGAGAGCAAATATACAATTGCTAATGGTTATGCAAGTAATTTAGTTTTTTCAAATGATTTTTTTAATGATGCGAGCAACACAGCTTGGCAAAATTTATACATGTGGTTACATAGAAAAAAAGGAGATGTTGAGCCTGCTACTCAAGTTAGTTTACAATATCAGCAAGTTAATAATTGGACTTTGCAAGCAGGATCAGATGGCGAAACCTCACAATCAAATGGTGGCATAATTATACCTGGTCTTTTAGTTACATATCCAAACAGCATTTTAAGCCATACTCTTAGTTTTTTTCCTAGCAATGCAAGTACAGTTTATAATATAAGAGTTTTTAGAAATGGTAGTTTATATTATCAAAAAGTAAATGTGCAGGGAAATCAATTAATTACAGAATCAGATTTTACTATAACAGCAGGAACATTTACAGTTTCAGTTGCATCTGCAACAAGTTTAACATTTTCATCAGGCAACATAAGATGGGAAATTGTAGGTTATCAGGGTGGAGAAGTAATCAATCCAGGTTGGACAGATGAATGGAGAAATTCATCTTCTTTGACAACAACTACAACTTTTCAATTTGTTATTACACAGCAATTACCTAAAATGAAAATTATTGATTTTTTAACTGCTGTTTTTAAAATGTTTAATCTAACAGCTTTTGTAGATGATAGTGGAACTATTGTGGTTAAGACCTTAGATAGTTTCTATAACACAGGAAAAGGCGTTGTAGTAGGCACAGAGGCATGGGCATTAGATGAATATATTGATACATCTTCAAGACAAGTTAATGTTGCTTTACCATATAAAGAAATTGAGTTTGCATATAAAGGACTAGGAACATTTTTAGCTAAACAATTTCAGCAATTAGAAAACACAGGATGGGGATCAATAACTTATAGTTTAGAAAACGCAAAGTATGATGCACCTGGAGCAAGTTATAAAGTTGAAGTTCCTTTTGAACATATGCAATATGAAAGATTAGTAAATGCAACAGGTGGAGGATCAACAGATATTCAATGGGGTTGGTCAGTCAATGAAAACAGAGATTCTTTTATTGGTTTGCCATTAATATTTTATGCTATAAAACAAACAAGTGCAACATCAATATCTTTTGGAAATGATAATGGAACAAAAACTCAATTAACGAATTATATAATTCCTTCTAATAGTTTAAGTTTAAATCCAAGCACATCAAAAGTTAATATACATTTTCAAGTTGAAACAAATGAGTACACAGATAACACTTCATTTACTGACACTTTATTTGATGATTATTATGTAAATTATATAAGTGATGTTTTTAACAATGCAAGAAGAATAACAAAAGTTAATGCTTATTTGCCTTTAAAAATTATTTATAATTTAGAACTAAACGACAGAGTTAGTATTGGAACACAAGAATATATTATTAACTCCATGAATACAAATCTTATAAATGGCAAAAGCAGTATTGAATTATTAAATGTTGTGACATGATTAGAATAATTATTGCAAGTTTAAAAATAGCAAAAGGAGAAACTGAGAATATAAAAATTGCTCAGGGCAAAAATAAATTACCCACTACAATAAAAGAGGGATGGAAACAATTTAAAACACAGATAAAATGGAAAAAATAGAATTTGAATTAGTAGCAGACACTAAACAATCAAATAAAAATATAGAAAATGTAAATAAAAGCATTGTTGATCTAAATAAAAACTTAGAAACAACAGGTAAAGATGCAGAGGCAGGAATGGATGCTCTTTCTGAAGGAGCAAAAAAAGCTGATAAATCTTCTTTTAGTTTAGGAAAAACTTTAAAAACTGCATTTGCTATTGGTGGTATTGTTGGAATTGCTGTTAAGATATTTAACAAGTTTGCTGAGGTTTTAAAAGAAAATCAAAATGTAGCTAATTTATTTTCCATAGCTACAGAAGCAATTTCTATTGTTTTTACAGACATGGTAAATTTCTTATTAAATAATATAGGTGCTGTTAAAGATTTTATGAATGCTTTATTCAAAGACCCATTAGGCACAATCAAAGAGTTTTCTTTAAGCATCAAACAAGGTATAATTGACAGGTTTAACCAAGCCTTAGAAGTTTTAGGTTTTTTAGGATCAGCAATTAAAAAAGTATTTTCAGGAGATTTTTCAGGTGCAATGGAAGATGTGAAAATGGCAGGAAAACAAACTGTAGATGTTTTCACAGGAGTTGATGACTCATTTGATAAGGTCGCAGAAACAGTTTCTAATTATACAAAAGAAGTTATAAAAACAGCAGCAGCAAATGTTGAGCTTGCTAATAGTGCAGAATTAGCTGCAGCAAAAAATCAGGGTTTATTAGAGCAGTTTGATTTTGAGAATGAGAAACTAAGACAAATAAGAGATGAGGAGAGAAATAGCATTGAAGATAGAATTAAAGCAAATAATGATTTAAGAGACAATCTGCAAAAGCAACAAAAATTAATGTTGGCAAATGCTCAAATATCTATTGATGCTGCCAATGCTCAGTTAGCAAAAGACAAAGATAATGTTGAGTTTAAAAAACAATTAATAGAAGCAGAGAATGAACTCGCAGCAGTTAAAGCTACCATAGCAGGTTTTGAATCAGAATTTAAAGCAAACGACCTCGCACTTGACAAAGAAAAAATTGAGTTAACAAATTCTAAATTAGAAAGTGAAACAAATTTAGCTATTGAAAAGAAAAGATTAAATGCTGAACAAATAGAAGATGACCTTTTGAGATTACAAGCAATGCAAGAGATTGATGCTCAAGAACAAGAATTGCAAATGGCAAGATTGCAAAGAGTTATTGATGAAGCAGGTGCAGGAACTCAGGCAAAAGTTGATGCACAAATAGCTCTTGATGAATTCATGGCTGAATCAGAAAGAACAAATCTAGAAAGAAAAACAGAAATTGCAGAAGCAGAAGAAGCACTTGAAGAGAAAAAGAGAAAACAAAAAGAAGAAACTTTAGATGCAATTATAAATATTGCAGGAGCAGAAAGTAAACTTGGCAAGATAGCATTTGTAGCTAAGATGGCTCTACAATTAAAAGAACAAATTGCAGATGCAAAAGCATTAATATTAAAAGCTAAAAATGCCATGATAGAAGCTAAAATTAAAGCTGCAGGTGCAGGGACTGAAATAGCAGGATCAACTGCTAAGGCAGCAAATACAGCACCACCACCTTTTAATGTTCCTTTTATATTGGCTGCAATCACAACAGGAATTGGAATTATAAGTACAGTTAAGGCTGCTGTAAATGCAACAAAACAGGCAACATCTAAAGTTGGAGCACCATCAGGAGGTGGGACAGATATACCAACTCCTCAAGCAGCAGTAGCAAGTGCTGTAGCAACTCCACCAGACCTTACATCAGTAGGTGCATCAGGAGTTAATCAGATTGCAGATGCTATTGGTCAACAAAACCAACAGCCTATTCAAGCCTTTGTTGTAGCCAATGATGTGACTACTGCTCAAAGCCTAGATAGAAACATTGTTGATGGTGCAAGTTTATAAATACAAAAAACAAAATTAAATTCGTTATAACATTATGAGAATAGTAGAATTAGTACTTGATGAAGATCAAGAAATGACTGGAATTGAAGCAATTTCAATCGTAGAATCACCTGCTATTGAAGCAGATTTTGTTGCACTAAAAGCTGATGAGATAAGATTAGCAGAAGTCAACAAAGATAAAAAAATATTAATGGGAGCTTTATTGATTCCTAATAAACCTATTTTTAGAAACTCAGAAGATCAAGATGATTATTATATTTACTTTTCTAAAGATACAGTAGAGAAAGCATCTCAGCTTTATTTAAAAAATGGGAATCAAAATAATTCAACCTTAGAACATCAGCATGCCTTAAATGGCTTAACATTAGTAGAATCGTGGATAGTTGAAGATACAAAATTTGACAAATCTAGAAAATATGGAATGAATGTGCCTGTTGGAACATGGATGGGATCAATCAAAGTAAACAATGATGAGGTCTGGAATGAATATGTGAAAACAGGAAAGGTTAAAGGCTTTTCAATTGAAGGTTATTTTGCTGACAAAATGGAAAGACCCAAAGATTCAGTAGGTTTATCTGCTGACCAAAAATTAATTAATAAAATAAAAGAAATATTACAATCATGATAACACCAGAAAAATTTAATAAAATTGTCAATAAACTTCCAAAGGATAAAACTGAATTAGCAAAAGTTGAATTAGCAATAGCTGATGACATCAAAGGACTTATTAGTCAAATAAAACAAAAAGTTTCTGAAATGAAACAGGGAGAAAAAGAAGCAGATTCTTATAAAAAAAGATTTGATCAATTATATAAAGAAGCTGATGCAACTGAAAAAAGATTAGAAAAATTAGCAGGAGTTGGAGACAAGCTATATGATAGAGCTATAAAACTCCAACAGAAAGCAGAAAAAGCAGCAAAAGATTTAGGAGTAGATGCAAGCAATATTGGTGGTTATAAAGAATTAGAGAATTCTATAAATGATATTGATGTTGCAAGTGTTGATTTAGTTGGAAAAGCTAGAACTATATATTAATGAACAGAAAAATTACTAATTATATTCCTGCTAGAAGTAGTCCAAGAGGATCAACTAGAGCATGTTTATGTAAAAATAGATTGACCTATTCTAGAGAGTGCTGTAATCAGGACATCATGAATCAGGGCATTGGTGTAGTAACCAAAATAAGTTAAAAATGCAAAATTAAAAATTAAAATCGTTATACTAATATTATGAAAAATCAAGAAATGCTAAATAAAATCAAAACGCTTTTAAATCTTGAAGTTAAACTTGAAGAACAAAAGCTAGAGAATGGCACACTTATAGAAGCTGACTCTTTTGAAAAAGGAAAAGAGATATTTATTAAAACAGATGATGAAAAAGTTGCTATGCCTGTTGGCGAGTATATTTTAGAAGATGGCAAATTACTTGTTGTTGAAGAAGAAGGAATTATTGCTGACATGAGAGACCCTTCAGATGGCGTTCCTGCTAAAGAAGATGCAGGAAAAGAAAAAGATGAAGATGGGTACAAAAAAGAAGAGACAGAAGATTTAGAAGAGAAAAAAGAAGAAGAAGAAATGGATGAAGAAGCTGCTGTTGGAGATTGGAAAGGCATGGAGAAAAGAATAAAAAATCTAGAAGATGCAATTGCAGATTTGAAAAGAGATAAAGAAAACAAACTTGATGAGGAAGAAGAAGTTGAAATGGAAAATGAAAACAACAGACAACCAAAATCAAGAACAATAAAAGAAGAGTTTTCTAAAGAAGAATTGTCTGCTGCAGCTGAGCCTATTAAGCACAGCCCAGAGGCTTCTTTTGGAGAAGTAAATATGAAAGTTTTTGCTAAAGGACAATATAAAACAACTTTAGACAGAGTTTTAAATAAATTAAATAATAAAATAAATAATTAAAAATGAGCACATACAAATATTCATCAAATGATGTAAACAGAAACAGACCTGTTCAGGATTCTTTAGTTGGTAACAAAGCAATTTCAGTATCAGATGCAGGTGCAGATCAAAATTCAAGTGGTGGGTCACATACTCACACATTACCTGAATTGAATTCTAACTATGTAGGTTTAACTTACAGATTTAGAAACTTAGGAACAGGAGGAACTCATGGTTTAACACTAGACCCTCATGCAAATAATAAAATCATTGGATCATTCACTTTAGCTGATTCAGTAGTTTCAGCAGCAAGTAATGGTGCAGGAGCAAATGGTAAGCATATTGTAAACACTGCAGGCACTTCAAAAAAAGGTGACTGGGTAGAGCTATGTGCAGTATCTTCTACTGAGTGGGCAATTTGTGGGTCTCAGGGAATTTGGGCATTTGAAGCGTAATAAATTAAAATTTAAAAATTAAATAAAATGAATAATAGAAAAATTGAATTAGCAACTGCAACAAATATCACTACTACTTATGCAGGTGAATTTGCAGGTGAATATATTGCTGCAGCTTTATTAAGTGCTTCCACTATAGATGATGGAGGACTTACTGTAAAACCAAATATTGCTTATAAAGAAGTGATTAAAAGATTAGACACAGGTGCAGTCGTAGGTGACGCTAGTTGTGATTTTAATCCTAACTCAAGTGTGACTCTTACTGAAAGAATCATACAACCAAGCGAGTTACAAGTCAACCTTCAATTATGCAAGAAAGATTTTATTAATGATTGGGAAGCTCAGTCAATGGGTTATGGTATGGGTAGAACTTTACCTCCTAAATTTAGTGACTTTATGATTGCTCATGTAGCAAATCAAGTTGCTCAGAAAACAGAACAAACTATATTCACAGGAGTAGCTGCTAATGCAGGCGAATATGATGGATATGAAACTCTAATGACTGCTGATGGTAATATTCCTGCAGGTCAAGATTTAGCTGCTGTAGGTGGTGGAATCAACTCAGGTAATGTTATTGCAGAGCTTTCAAGAGTTGTAGATGCAATACCTTCTGCTCTTTATGGAAAAGAAGATTTATTCATTTACATTCCAAGTGCAACTGCTAAGGCTTATGTACAAGCTCTAGGTGGATTTGCTGCAAATGGTCTAGGTGCTAATGGTGTTAACAACGAAGGAACACAATGGTGGAACAATGGATCACTTACAGTAAATGGAGTTAAGATTTTTGTTTGTCCTGGTATGTCAGCTAACAAAATGTTTGCTGCTCAAAGAAGCAACCTATATTTTGGTACAGGATTACTTAACAACATGAATGAAGTTAAAGTAATAGACATGCAAGACATTGATGGAAGTCAGAATGTAAGATTTGTGATGAGATTTAGTGCTGCAGTTCAGTATGGAATTTCTGAGGACTTAGTTTACTATTCTTAAAAATTAAATTAACCTAAAATTAAGGTAAGTGGGGACTATACTTACTTACCTTTTTTTTTAAAATAAAATATAAAATTATGGCATGTGCATTAACAACAGGAAGAAAAGTACCTTGTAAATCAGCCTTTGGTGGTATCAAAACAGTATATATGGCAGACTTTCCTGTCTCAGCTACTGTTGATGCAGACCAAACCATCTCAGCTTTCTCAGGATCGCCTACTTGGTTTCAGTTTGACTTAAAAGGAAATTCTTCTCTAGAAACTACAATTACAAGTTCAAGAGATAATGGAACGACATTCTACACACAGACTCTGAATATGACATTAACATATTTAGATAATGCAACAAAGAATGAATTACAATTAATAGCAGTTGCAAGACCAGTTATAGTTGTTGAAGATTACTATGGTAACCAATTCTTATGTGGTTATGAAAATGGAATGGAAGTTACAGGTGGCACAATAGTCACAGGTGCTGCAGCAGGAGACCTATCAGGGTTTACATTGGTTATGGAAGGTTTAGAAGAAACTGCACCATACTTTGTAGATGCAGGAGTTGTAACAGGCAGCAATACACAAATCGTACCTAATTAGAAATTCATTCTAATTAATCTAAAAAGAAGCACTCTATATGGGTGCTTTTTTTATTTTTACAAATAAAGTTTTTATTTTCGTTATATAAGTATGATTGTACTTAATACATCAACGCCTCAAACTTTAAAAGTAATATCTAGAGAGTTTGTTAGTGAGTTTACATTTTCTTATGAAGATGACTCAACTAATGTAACTACAGAGATACCAATATTAAATGCAACAACTTCAGGAAATTATTTAACTTGGTCGCAGACCTTTAACCCTCTTTTAGTTGTTAATCATTTTTATAATGTTGAACTCTTTTCTGACTTTGCTTTTTGGAATACAAATTATAGTTTGTGGCAAAATTGGAATGAGCTGTGGAATGATGACAGCAATTTCAAAAATGTATTTTATAGAGATAGAATATTTTGCACAGATCAATTAGTTGACCAGAAGAATGGCGACCTATATGATATTAACAAAGGGCAATTTGTAACGACAAGTGCAGGTAATAATGAGTATATTGTAACATCATGAAAAAAAATTTAAAAAGAAATAAAAAAGGACAATTTGTTAGACATAACTCTGAATATAGTTTTGTCAATTTAAGCACATATACCTCTCCTGAAATTGTAGAAGTCAATAACAGAGATTGGGTAGATTATGGTGCTGACAATAATTATTTTCAGTTTTTAATTGACAGATATAATGGAAGTCCAACAAACAATGCAGCAATAAATGGCATCAGTCAGCAGATATATGGCAAAGGATTAAATGCAACTGATTCATCTAGAAAGCCTGATGAATATGCACAAATGATTTCATTGTTTAAAAAAGATTGTGTTAGAAAACTTTGCTATGATTTAAAATTAATGGGACAATGTTCTGTTCAAATTATATATAATAAAAACAGAAGTAAGATTGTGAGGCTTGAGCATATACCTGTGGAAACACTAAGGGCAGCAAAAGCAAATGAAGAAGGAGAAGTTCCTGCATATTATTATTTTAAAGATTGGTCAAAGTTAAAACCAAACGAAGTACCTAAAAGAATTCCTGCTTTTGGAATGTCAAAAGAGCCAATAGAGATTTATTATATAAAACCTTATAAGGCAGGCTTTTATTATTATGCACCTGTTGATTATCAGGGTGGTTTGCAATATGCAGAACTTGAAGAGGAGATTTCAAACTATCATTTAAATAATATCATGAATGGTCTTGCACCAAGTATGCTTATTAATTTTAATAATGGTACTCCAAATCAAGAGGAGAGACAATTATTAGAACAAAAAATTGCACAGAAATTTAGTGGAACATCAAATGCAGGAAAATTTATTCTTGCTTTTAATGATAATAAAGAAGCTTCTGCAGATATAACGCCAGTTCAATTAAGTGATGCACATCAACAATATCAATTTTTAAGTGAAGAATCAACTAAAAAAATAATGGTGGCTCACAGAATTGTAAGTCCTATGCTTTTAGGAATTAAGGATCAATCAGGTCTTGGCAACAATGCAGATGAAATAAAAACAGCTTCTTTGCTCATGGACAATACAGTTATTAGACCATTTCAGGAACTTTTAATTGATTGTTTTGATAATATATTAGCTTATAATGATATTGCCTTAAACCTCTATTTCACAACATTGCAACCTTTAGAATTCACAGAAGTTGATTCTATGGTGCAAGATAAAGAAGATATAGAAGAAGAGACAGGATATGAGTTTAAGGTAGATTTAAAAATGATTGATGGCAAAAAAGCCTATGAAACAAAAGAAGAAGCTATTAAAAAAGCTGAGGAGATGGGCTGCAAAGGTTATCATGAACATGAAGTTGAAGGGGAGACCTATTATATGCCATGTGAGAATCATGATCAAGAATTAAAAGCACCATGTTGGGATGGCTATGAGCAAATAGGCACAAAGAAAAAAAATGGGAAAGAAGTTCCAAATTGTGTGCCAATGGCTACAGAACTATGTGAAGCAGATGCACAAAATGTAGTGGGAAGTTTAGCTATAACAGGCAGACCTGTAGATGAATTGTATGAAGAAGTCGCTGTATTAAAAGATGATAAAATTAGTGCAGAAGATTATGCTGACTATTTGATAAAACCAAAAAAATCTACTCTTGCTAAAATACAAGAATTTGTTGGTCTGAAAGGAGCTTCAGAAGATAATGTTGGAAGCACAAGAGATGGATCAGCTTTTAGTTATTTAGACAGCAAAAATGGTTTATATAAAATTCGTTATAGATATGCCAATGGAAAAGGATACTCAACAACTTCTAAATCAAGAGCATTTTGCAGAGAAATGATGAGGTTGTCAGGCAACAGAAAGTCAGGTCTTGTTTGGAGAATAGAAGATATTGACAGAGCTAGTAATTTTGAAAGTGTAAATGTAGAATTTAGGCACAAACCTAGTATTAGATATGATATATTTAAATTAAAAGGTGGCATTTATTGTCAGCATGTATGGGAAAGGGTTTTATTCAGATTAAAAAGTGGTAAATATGAAAGTTCAAATTTAGATAATTATAAAAGAACAGGTACAATACCTAGATCGTATATTAAAAACCCAAGAGGAACTAGACAAAGTGAAATTGCAACTGATAAACTACCTGGTAGGGGTGCATATCCAAAGAAATAAATTATGGCAACACAATTATTTATAAATAGAACAGATTTAGTTAGAAATAGTATCATTGATGGCAATGTAGATACTAATAAATTTATTCAATTCATTAAGATTGCTCAGGAGATTCATATTCAGAACTATATGGGAACTGAGTTATATAATGAATTAATTAGTAAAATGCCTAATATTGATCAGGTTGCTAATGCTAAATATAAAACATTATTAACAGAATATATCCAACCAATGTTGATTTGGTTTGCTCAAGTGGAATACATACCATTTGCTGCATATCAGATAAGAAATGGAGGGGTTTATAAACATGTAAGTGAGACAAGCGAAACAGTAAGTAAAAACGAGGTGGATTTTCTAGTGGAAAAAGCAAGAACAAATGCTGAATGGTACTCTAGAAGGTTTATTGACTATATGGCTTTCAATCAGAGTTTGTTTCCTAAATATGTTTCAAACTCTAATGATGACATTTATCCATCTCAAGATGCAACATTTAATGGATGGGTATTATGAGTTATAAAGGAAGTACATGGAAATCAAAACCAAAAGAAAAAAATTTGAGAAAATTGAAAATATTTTTAAAAAAAATAGAAGAAACTAAAAAAGAACAAGATGGCGACATTAAATAATACAAGAATATCAGACACTTATTTTGGTCTTATCAAGACCATTGACAATGCTGTTATATCTGCAACACTTAAACAATTAACAGATGGATCAGGAAATGCAACTGGTTTATATATAAATAATGCAGGAGATTTTAAGGTCAATTCTGTTTTAGAATTTGGCTCTTTAAAAGATACAGGAGAAAATATAACTATCTCAAAATTTGTAGATGCTGCAGATGGGATTGGAAACAATAACAATGACACAAGTATACCAACAAGTGCAGCAGTTGTTAGTTATGTAGCTGCTCAAATAACAGCAGAAGATTTAGATTTTACAGGAGATGATGCTTCAGTTGCAGGAGATGTTGATTTAAATAGTGAGCAATTTAGAATATTAGGAACAGCTAATGAAATTGAAACAAGTGTTGTTTCTGCAGGTGGGAATCAATTACAAATTGGAATAGTAACAAATCCTACATTAAGTGGAAATGTATCAATCACAGGAAATATAGATTATTCAGATAGTGCAAAAGCTAGATTTGGAGCTTCACAAGATTTACAAATTTATCATGATGGCAATCATTCTTATATTAATGAAACAGGAACAGGAAATCTAAGAATTTATACTAATGATTTAGAAATAAAATCAAATGCAGGAACTGAAACATTAGGAACTTTTGCAACAAATGGAGCAGTAGAATTATATTATGATGACACAAAAAGATTTGCGACAGTTACAGATGGGTCAAAAGTTTTTGGAAACTTAGAAGTCACAGGGTCAATCACAGGAAGTGGTGGATCATTCTTGCCTTTGGCAGGTGGCACAATGACTGGTGCAACAAATCATGGAGATGATGTTAAAGCAAGGTTTGGAGATTCAAATGATTTAGAGATTTATCACTCTGGTAGCGATTCATATATTAGAGATGTAGGTCAGGGAGGATTAAGATTAACTGCAACTTATTTTGAAGCATTGAATTCTGCTAATAGTGAAACAATGATAAAAGCTACAGAGGGTGGAAGTGTGGAATTATACGAAGCAAATTCAAAAAAACTAGAAACCTCTTCAACAGGAATCACAGTCACTGGAAGCGTAACAGGAAATTTAATTGGAAATGTTACAGGAAATGTTACAGGTAATGTCACAGGAGATTTAACAGGAAATGTAACAGTTGGATCAGTTCTTGCAGATGGCGTTACAGCTACAACTCAATCAACAAGTGATGATTCAACAAAAGTTGCTACAACAGCATTTGTAAAAAGTTTAAACAATGCTAGTGATTTAGATTTTAGTGATGGATCAAACACAGGTGCAGTAGTTTTAAATACACAAACTTTAGCAATAGTTGGAACAGCTAATGAAGTGGAAACTACAGCTAGTAATCAACAATTACAAATAGGGCTACCAAGTTCAATTAATGTGAATTCTGCATCAGCAACAATTCTACAAACTGCTAGGGACATCTCTCTGACTGGAGAAGCTTCAGCGACAATCTCTAGTTTTAATGGTAGCTCAGATGTATCTGGTGCAGTCACATTAGACAACAATTCTGTAACAGGAAAAGTGCTAACAGGTTTAGCATCTCCAACAGCTTCAAATATTTTAGCAAGTGATTCTATTTTACAGGCATTTGGAAAAGCACAAAGTCAAATAAATACTTTGGCAGGTGGCTTAAGATTCATGGGAACATGGAATGCAAACACTAACTCACCAACTCTTGCGAGTGGTGGTGGCGAAGCAGATTCAGGAACTACAACAGGAACAGCTACAAATAAATTAATTCAATCAGGTCAAAACTTTACAAGTACAGTTACTAATGGAGATCAAGTTGTAAATCAAGCATCAGGAGCAACAGCTCTTGTTACAAATGTTGATAGTAATACTCAATTAACACTTGATGCAGACATTATGGTTTCTGGTCAAGCATATACAATAGACAACTCTCCATTTTTAACTCAAGGGCATTATTATGTTGTTTCAGTTGGTGGAACTCAATCATTAAATGGATTGTCAAATTGGGCAGTTGGAGATTGGGTTATTGCAGGAGCAGACAATGTTTGGGAAAAATTAGACCATACTCAAGTTGATGGAACAGGAACAGCAGGTAATATTGCTAAATTTAGTTCTACAAATGTAATTGCTGATTCTATAATAGCAGAATCAGGCTCTATGATAACAATTACAGGTGGATTAACAACTACACAAAATGCAAATATAGATGCTGATTTAAAGGTTAGAGGTGGTGCGAATGAAGACCATTTTGTCATTGCACCTCAAGCTGCAGGAACTGGAACAATTTTAATTTCTTATAATGGTGCTGAAACAGGTTATGAGCCATTAACAATAGATGCTGAAAACTTTGCATTTAGACATTCAGGCACAACAATAATTTCAACAAGTGGAACTACTTCAACTTTTACAGGACAAGTACAAACAAGAAAACCAAGAAGTAATACAGCAGGAGTAGTTGGTTTGAGCATACAACCTTCTGATACAACAGCAGAATATGGGTGGAGAATTGACCAAGCAACTAATAATTTAAATTTAGATTATGTTAATACACCTTTAAATTTAGTTAGTTATTCTACAACAGGAAATGCAACTTTTGCTGGTTTTCTTTCAGCTAAAAAATTAACATCACAGGATGGTGTTTTAGAATTAGATGATAATAGCAGTCACAATGGAATTATAAATTCTCCTGCATCACTTAGAATCAACATAGATAGTGATAATAACCAAACAGGAGAAAAATTTGTTGTAGGTCACAATCAAGATTCAATAAATAATAACAATGAATTATTTGTTATTCAAGAAGATGGATTAGTTGAAATTAAAAATGGTACTGCAAAAGAGTTATTTATAAATGCAGATACACATAATGCTTCAACTCAAAATACAGCAAAATTAAAATTAGGTTTTGCACATAGTGGCTCTCCTCAAGCAATAGGTCATATAGTATTACAAGAAATTGCTAATAATAGTTTTGATGGAAATATGATTTTTTCAGTTCCTACAAACAATGGAAGTGGAGGAAGTGCAACAGTAGATGCTTTAGTTATTAAAAACACAAAAGAAGCAGAATTTAAAGGGGATGTAACAATTAATGGGGCAGAATATGTAAATCAAATACAAGCAAGAACATCAGCAGGTCTTAAATTAGGAAATGATAATAATAGTGGATTTGTATTTGTAGCAGATAATGGTCAGATTAATTTAGATTCAGGAAATGGAGAAATACATTTAATTGGTAGTGGAACAACTTTTGGTAAATTCTACAAATCAAGTGATAATTTCTACATAAACAACCCTATACAAGACAAAGACATAATCTTTAGTGGAAATGATGGTGGAAGTTCTATAACTGCATTGACTTTAGATATGTCAAATGGTGGCTCTGCTACATTTTTAGATGATGTTGATTTAGGTGGTAAAATCACACAAACAGGAAGCACTACAAACACTTTTGCAGGAGATATTACAATTTCAAAATCTGCTGCAAGATTAAAAACTATAACTGGCTCAGACCAATTAAATATAGGAAATTGGGATGGTGTAAATTATAGGTTTGAAGGGGATGCTAATAGACCTATGTTCATAACATCTTATGAAGGAAATATTAAAATGGGTATTAGTGGAAATGTCAGTATGAATGTAACAAGTTCAGGTACAACAACCACAGGTACAGGTACATTTAATGCAGGTACAGCACAAGTAGCAGGATATTTTGGCTCAGGCGATTCATTAAATTCAAATCAAATTGTTCATGTCAGGGATAATGTAGGAGCAGTTGCAACAAATAGTGCAGGAGGGATTAAAATTAGTTCAGTACCAGGCAATGATGTTTTCTTATTAAAAAGAAATGTTGGTGCTACAAGTTATTTTGATTTACAAAATAGTTCAGGTACAGGACTTATTACAACTGAAATGTCAGGAGGAAATGTTGGAATAGGTGTAACACCAACAGCAGTTGTTGCAGGAAATATAAGGTTAGATGTAGGAACTTTAGGATGTGGAATTACATCAAGACAAAACTTTGAAACTAATATAACTGCTAATGCAGATTATGGTACTTACACAACCAATAATAAACCTGCCACAAGATTAACATTAACAAATAGTGGAGAATTTCATTTTGGAGTTGATAATGGAGCAACAAGAACAGCAGGACAATCAATTACTTTTGTTAGAGCATTAACCATATTAAATGATGGAAATGTTAGTGTTGGAAGTACAGCTATCAATGGCACATTTGGTGCAAGTAATTCAATATTTTCAGTAAAAGGTAGTTCATCAGGTGGCGAGGGTATTTTACAAATAACAGGATTAGGAAACAATGCAACAGATAATGTTGGAAGAATTGATTTTCATAGTTATAATGAAGCAGACCCTATGGCTTCTATTAGGTCAGTTAGAGGAAATGCTGATGATGTTGGAGATTTAGAATTTCACACAAATTCAGGTGGTGGAGCTCCAAGTAAAAGAATGGTAATTACTGATTTAGGAAAAGTAGGAATAAACAATGCTGATCCTAGTGTTCGCTTAGAACTTGGAACTAATGATAGCGAAGTAGAGGTTTTAAGTGTAAGATATTCAACTGTACCTGCTTATATTTCTTCTAGTTTTGATGGAACTTATGCTTTAAGTACATTTTCAACTAATCAATATAACACTTCTGATGGCTCAGGAGGATGGAGCTCAATGTCTAATGCAAGTTATGGAACTGCCTCAGTTCAAATAGCTACAAACACAGCAGGTGGAGAATTAAGATTTTTTACTGCACCTGGAGCAAATCAAGACCCAACAGAAAGATTGCGAATTAACAAAGATGGTCATTTGTTATTTAATTTACAAGATTATTCAACTGAGCCAACAAACAAAAATTTCTTTATTGCAGATGCAGGAAGTGGGGCATCAGTTACTATTGGGGGTCATAGTGGAACTCATACAGCAGTTTTATTTAGACATAATGGAGCAACAACTCCTGGCTCAATAAGTATAACAACAAATTCAACAAGTTATAATACATCTTCTGATTATAGATTAAAAGAAGATTTACAAGATTTTAATGGTTTAGAAAAAGTTTCTAATATTAAAGTTTATGACTTTAAATGGAAAGCAGATGAAAGCAGAAGTTATGGAGTTATGGCTCACGAACTTCAAGAAGTTTTACCTCAAGCAGTAGGTGGGGAAAAAGATGCAGAAGAAATGCAATCTGTGGATTATTCTAAAATAGTTCCTTTATTAGTTAAGTCAATACAAGAACTAAAAGCAGAAGTTGATTCATTAAAGAAACAATGTAATTGTAAATAATTATATTTGAATATTATTAACAATAAATTTTAAAACAATGAGTAAAATTAAAAAAGAAGAATTAGAAAAATTACAAGAGTCAAACAATAAATTAAATGCTGTAAAGCATGATTTAGGTTTATTAGAAACTCAAAAGCATAGCTTATTACATTTGTATGCTGATGAGGTTAATAAATTAGAAGAACTCAAAAAAGAATTAGAAGATTCTTATGGAAAAATAAACATAGATTTAAAAGATGGAAGCTACGAAGAAATCAAAGAAGAAGATAATAAGTAAGCATATAAGCTACAATGAAGGTGTGAGGTCTGCAACTGCTACAAAGTTAAAGATTGACAATAACCCATCAGATGATATTTTAAAAAAGATGGTGGTGGTTGCAGAAGAGGTTTTTGAGCCTTTAAGAGATTGGGCTAAACATCCTATAAATGTAAATTCATTTTATAGGTCGCCTGAATTAAATGCTGCTGTGAAAGGATCACAATCAAGCAGCCATATAAAAGGAGAAGCAATTGACATTTCAACATTAGGAAAAAAGACTAATGGCGAGTTGTTTGATTATATAAAAGAAAAATTAGAATTTGATCAGCTCATTTGGGAATTTGGAAATGATGAAAATCCAAGATGGATTCATGTGAGCTACAAAAATAAAAAAGATAATAGAAAAGATGTGTTAAAAGCTAAATACAGAGGTGGTAGAGTTACTTATCTAAGAATGTGATGAAATATGAAATTGCTATAATAGACAGATCATTGCAATGCTTTGCTTTTATTATAGGATTTTCAGTACATCCAAAAGACAAAGAAAACGATTTTTTAGAAATTAACTTTTATTTCTTTTTTTTAGTTCTGCATATAAAAATATATTAATATGCCAATACCAAAAAGAAAACAGAACGAAAAACAATCTGACTTCATGATGAGGTGCATTCCTCAGCTTATGAAATACCATGATAAGTCACAGGCAATAGCTATGTGTTATAAGGCTTTTAAAGGCTCTGAGGAGGTTGAATTAGAAACTTATAACGATTACCCTCAGGGAGCTGTAAACAACGCTAAGAGAGCCTTAAAATGGGTTGAGAAGAATGGTTGGGGATCGTGTGGTGAGGCAACAGGAAAAAAAAGAGCCTCGCAAATCGCATCTAAACAAAATATTAGCAGAGAAACTATATCTCGCATGGCTTCGTTTAAAAGGCATCAACAACATAAAGATGTTCCTTATTCAGAAGGATGTGGTGGTTTAATGTGGGACGCATGGGGTGGCTCTGCAGGAGTGAATTGGGCAATTAGCAAACTTAAAGAGATAGATAAAAAATAAAATGGAAAATATAGACATGAAATTATACTTATATAACACAATTGCGTTTAGTATATCAATGACTGAGGTGGAATTATCTTTAAAAATAATTTTGCTTTTATGCACAATAGTATATACAATAAAAAAAATAATAGAAAAAGACAATGGCAAAAAAACTAAGTGAAGATACAGAAGTAAAACTAGACCTTAAAACTATAGGTCTACTTGTAGGTGGCGTTATTTCTCTAGCAAGTATGTGGTTTAGTTTACAGGGCGAAATCCAAGACCTAAACAATAAAATAGAAAATTTTAGTGGAGATGAATTTGTGCAAAAAATGGAGTTTCAGCTAAAAGATGAACTGGTGCGTAGTACCATAATTCAAATTGAAAAATCTACTGATGGTTTAAAGGAAGATATTTTAGACAACAAAGAAAGAATAAAAGAGTTAGAAGATAAAGTTTACAAAAGATGAAAAATTTAATAATAATAGTTTTTGTGCTTTTTGGTTTTTTTGTAAATGCTCAAGAAAAAGTTACTGTAATCCATTTTAATTATAAATGGAATTCAAGAAATGATTATAATCTTAGAGGATTACAAAATGCTAAAGTGCAATATGCTTGGTTAGAAGAACAGCCTGAAAAT